AAAGGAACTCATAGCACAGAATGAAGCAGAGTTTAAATCTTATTATCCAAACGCGAGCACCGGTATTTATTCGGCAGGACTGAATAAGAGACATACAGACAGACGGGTGATATTTGCAGGAGTTCAAAGCATTTGCAGGCGCGCTTTTGATTTTAATAAGATAGATTTGCTTATAATTGATGAGGCCCATTTGATTAATACGGAAGCAGGAACACAATACGCACGATTAATAAAAGACCTTAAAACAGCTAATCCTAACATTGTGATACTCGGATTAAGCGCGACACCCTATAGACTGGATAACGGCTTATTGTATGAAGGTGAAAAAAGACTTTTTGAATCATTAATTTATGATATTGATATTTGTGATCTTATTAGGGAGGGATATTTAGCACCCGTAATCAGTAAAGGATCTACAGAAAAGATCAATTTAAAAGGAGTTAAAAAGACCGCTGGAGACTATAATAAAAAGTCCTTAGAGGCCGCCGTGGATAAAGATTTTCTGACTAAAAAAGCAGTTGATGAGATTATAGATTTAGGTAAAACTCGCGTGTCATGGTTAGTCTATGCATCCGGTATTAAGCATGCACAACATATATGCGAAGAAATAAGATCGCGCGGTATTCAATGCGAGGTTGTAACCGGGGAAACCGAAACCACAAAACGAGATCAGATCCTTGCAGATTTTAAAGCTCAAAGATTAAGATGTTTGGTAAACGTGGAAATTTTGATAGCTGGATTTAATGCTCCATGCACGGACCTACTTGTATTACTTATGGCAACACAAAGCACATCCAAATATGTTCAGGCTGTTGGAAGGGGAACCCGAATATGCCCGGGAAAAGATAATTGTTTACTTTTAGACTTTGGGGGCAACGTAGAAAGACATGGCCCGATAGATGCGGTAAATCCAAAATTTAAAGAAAAAGGAGAAGGGACAGGGATCGCCCCGGGTAAAGAATGCCCGATCTGTGCAACGGTTGTGCATACTACTGTAAGAGTTTGTCCGGATTGCGGCCATGAGTTCCCGCCGCCAGAAAGCAACTTAGAACAAACCTCATATGACGGCGCTGTATTATCAACCCAAGAAGAAGCCAAATGGTATGAAGTCTTAGAAGTCGGTTATAACATCTGGGCCGGCAAGAACGGCAAACCAAATACGCTCAGATGTGATTTTTATACCTCCCACAGACAGCAGCCCTATAGTAAATGGCTACCATTAGATCACCCGGGAACCGCACATAATATCTCCCTAAAATATGTAGAGATATGCGGAGGCAAAGCCGAAACCGTAGAGCGCGCTTACAAAGAGAGCTTTAATTGGGTCGATCCAACTGCTATACAAGTCCAGCGCGACCCTAAAAATAAAAAATATTGGATTATCACAGGGTATAATTTCCCTGATAAAATACCTACAGAGAACAATATATTAATATAGTATTAGGTATAACTATTATATTGTAATAAGATAGGTGAGGGAAGATGATAACTAAATTAACAGGAAATCAATTAAAGAACATAACAAAAGAGCAGCTAACAGAACAATTTAACCAGTTATGCAATGCAGAATCCTCATTTACTGTAATTTTTGGCAACTTTAAGAATGAAAAATACCCCTGTGATATAATGGTAAAAGCAGCAAAGCCTGAACACAATATGATTATATCCACATCATGCGGTTACAAATTAGGAGAAATAACAGGAAATAAACAGAGCACCACCCCAGACTTATCAGAAAATAAAATATACCTCGCATTAACAACAGCAAATATTAAGAGAGTATAAAGAAAATTGAACCAAACTCTTTTAATACTACCAACACTAATTAATCAATACAGACGACTCAGGAAAGTAACACCCGGAAAGTATAGATAAACCATCTTGACATAACATACTTCTATTACTTTCCTATTACTTACAAAAAAAACACCAGATGCAATGCACCAACCTGCAAACAAATAAAAACAGGATACACGATGTGACCTACCATAAATACATCAGAGACGTGCCGGGTAAGCCTGAGAATGAATCTGAAATATTATTATTTTCACGCGCTCCAAACTCCTTATAAATTCTAAAGTCTATTTTATAATATGGAGTTTGAATTAAAACAACCTATAGAACACCCATATCATCATGGTATTAAGATAAGTCCTATATCTAATATGACTAATAAGTGTGTGATAGTAACCCCCACAGAAAGCCAATGCGCGCGCGTTAGGATACCTAAGTATAAACTTATATTTTATGATGGAGTGTGGCGCTATGTCTGAGATTGAAACCGCACGCGCTGCACAAGTATTAAGGCAGTTTTTATATAACAAATATCAGATCTGGATCTTAGATCAGTGTGATACTAACAGCAATTATATTAATGTAATCCCGATTGTAAATCAGCTTGATAAAATCGAAGAGAATGTCTCAAAATATACACTCAGAAGGATAGTCACCAAAGTAATAATTAATAATGGGGGTGAACGAATAAACCCACGCGGAGTTTACAGAATAAAAAATTTAAAAAGAAATTAATTTTTATTTTTGTATCATCTCATCATACACTGTTTCAACCGCCTCAAAGAATTTAACCGGGTCTATTCCATGCTTGTCTATTAATGACGCAGTATCTAATACACTTATCACCTGCTCGGTTGAGAGATTACTATTTAAAATAATATACTCTATGCGCTTTCTTTCCATTGGGTTAAATATTTTTGTAAGTTTCACGTCCTCACCTTCCATTCTGTATATATATTAAAATCTTCTAATCCTAAAGGACTCTTTAAAATAAAATCATTAATACCATATTTCGACCATTCAACATCCTGCTCATCCGGCACCATAAATGTGCATGTAACTCTCAATACCTTACGCTCTGTTTTCAGGCGCTTTAATTCTGCTTTATCTTGCATATTTCTGCTCCATAACAAATCATATATATTCTCTCATTAGTATCCAATACTTCTCATCAATTCCGGCAATGCATCTCTCAATATTTTTATCATCTATGTTTATATCAAGACTTATTTTGCGGGTGTCGCCACCATACTTTCGAAGCTTCAATAATAAAATCATGCCAATTAAGGCCAGACTGTTCTTTTTTTGTTTTTAGTTGTTTAAACTCTTCATCAGAGTAAAAGACATCCAATTTTTTCATACAATTTATTTTAATTTTAATCTATATATTTGTAATGTAGGTATGTATATATACAACAACAAACAAATAATATTTTATGTCACAAAACGTATTAGACACAAAAAATCCGTATGAATCGGCGTGGATGTATCAGAACAAAATGATTGCAATAGATCAGCAGATAGGAGATCTAAACGTCCAAAAAGAAGAATTACAGACACACTATGATCGGTCAATTGCACAGGGAGAGAACGCAGGCAAAACAAAGATAGGAGAATACAGCTTGATAGTAGAGACGAAGACCTTTGAGAGAAGGATCTTAAAGATGGAAGCAATCAGACAGCTTAAACCGGAGATACTAACAACCGTTGGAACATTTCCTGCAGAGTTCGCAACAAAATATCTTACTGAAAAGCAGAAACTAAGACTGACATCAGACCCTGACTTTGAGAAAAACTACAAGCTAGGACTCGGGGAACTCGATCGCGCAGTCGGTGGTAAGAAACACGCTGCCCCGTATGTAGATATTGAGATCAGCGCAAAAGAAACAAAGCGCATCAGCCGCATTGAGACGCCTATTATTGAGGTGTGATTATAGAAGAGGTAATAATAAAACTTAGAATAGATCTCAAAAACGCACAAATTTATTTAAACGTAGAAAGGCAGAAAACAGAGAATTTAACAGGACAGCTAACCGCATACAAAGAGATTTTAGGGAAGTTAAAAAAGGATATACCCTGTATAAATAAATATATATTATGGACTGCAATAAAATTTTAAAGCTTGAAAAAGGAAACAAAGAACAAAAAGAAGAATTAATCAATCTTGATTTGGAGTGTGCGCACCTTGAAGGCAAAGTAAAAGCATATGAAAAAATACTGAAAATTAATTAATCAACACCACATTTTTATATAATAATAACTTATATATCTACAATGGCAAACATACTACAAACAGTTCTAAAACTCATTTTTGATCTGCTTTTTGGGAAACCTGAAGAGGTAGAAACAAAACCAAAAACAGAAAACGCGATTGAAGAACCGCAGAATCCAGACCGGCCATATGTTGATTATGTTTCTCAGAAAGTCGGAGAAGTAGAAATTACAGATCTTATGTTTAACGATTTATCGCGCACATCATACAGCCTTAAAAAAGGTATCCCTAATATCTGGATTAAAACGAAGGCAATTGTAAGCGGTTCTGTTGATTTTACTCTTTTCGTAGACGGGAACAAAGACAGTATAAACAACCCAAAGGGTAAAACAAGCACATATCCCCTAAATGTAGAAAAAATAATAATCCTTGAACTACCAAACGGCCCGACAGCGCGGGAGATAGGGACACACACTGTGACAATCCAACAGAGTTATAATTCCGGCCGAGACGATACAACAGGAGAAACGCACACAGTATATGCTTCTAAAACAT